TCATGAACTGGTCCACGATGGAGCCAGGCGCCTTGATCTTGGCGATCAGGAGCGCCAGCTTGGTGGCGATCATGTCGTTCGCCACCATGGTCTTGATGTAGCTCTTCAGCGGGAAGAGTGCCCGCTGGTAGACCGACCGCCCCACGTAGCCGAAGGCCGAGCTCGTGTAAGCCAGGTAGATCGGCTCCTCGTTGAGCACGATGACCGTGCGGGAGCGGTGATACTGCTTGCCCTGGACCGAGATGTGGTTGGTCTTCTGGAAGTCCTCGGAGTTCGGGTCCTGGTCCAGCACGAGGGAGCCCGCGGTGTTCATCGGGTCCAGGACGTTGAAGGAGATCTCCAGGGACGCCAGCTTCTCCGGGTCGATCGGCTCCGCCGGGTCCACGCCCGTGGCCAGGAGGGCCATCGCCGCCACGCCGTAGATCCGGGCCTGGCGCATGGTGTTGAAGATGACGCTGTCGCAGCCGTCTTCCCGCCACTGCTTCTCGAACTGCTCCTTGACCTTCTCCTCGGGGCTGTCCGGCACCATGATGATCCGCGGCTGGCTCTGGGCCATGGCGATCGGGGCCTCTGCCAGCTTCCGGCCTAATGGATGATAAAGGAAAATTGTTTTACACAGCTGGTAAGAGACCGAGCTGCCGGGCTGGATGTCGTCGGCCATCAGCAGCTGCTGGAGCTGGGTGCCGAGGGCGGAGCCGGTGACGGACACGTGCGAGTTGCCGGCCGCGTTCTCTGAGTTCGTGCCGGACATTTAGTGGTCCTCGTGCGAAAATAGTTGTTTACATGCTGAGGCTCTCGTCATAGGATGCTCTCGCAACCAAGGAGAACCCACATGCTCGTCGCGTTCGACATCTGCTGGACCGCCACGAACGGCGCCATAACCAGCCCGTCCACGGTCCGCATCCACTTCAACCCGGAGAGCCAGGGCGTCGCCGGCCAGGGCTGGACGATGGACCACGCGCTGGAGGCCCAGCAGGCCATGGAATACACCCTGGGCTGGCCCACCCACCTCTACTACGTCCGCCGGGAGGACTGAGATGTTCATCGTCCTCGCGCCTAAGGGCTGGTTCCTCAAGGGAACCGTCTGGACCAGCGATCAGCCATCCAGCCACAAGTTCCTCACGGAGGGGGAGGCCCGGGTGGCGATCGCCAAGGCGGCGAAGTTCAGCAAGCCCAAGCTGGTCAAGACCTGGAGGATCATCGACGCCCGGGCCTTCGGCCAGCTGGGCCACCACCAGAACCACCCGGAGCGGCTGTGCGTCATGCACCTGGATGGCACACCCTCCAACTACCTGCCGCTGGGCTACACGCGGGAGCAGGTGGTCGCGGACTTCGCCGAGATCGGTTGGACCCTGCTGGATGACAACACCGTGATCAAGGAGGGCTGAATGCTTATCAAAAGAACCGAGGTCCGCGAGTCCGGGGAGCTAGCCCGGGCGCTGACCGACCTGACCCAGCTGGCGCGGGATGCCCTGGACCCGCTGGCCATCGTCTACGTGGAGATGGCAAGCGACGGCCTGGTGGATACCGTCACGCTCTACGAAAGCACCCTGACGGACGGTAGCCCCGTCTACAACATCGTCCTCGAAAGCCTGAGGAGCGTCCGCGTGCCTCGCGTCGGCTTCACCTCATGAACGAGGTAGAGACCTGGGCGGCCTAGAAGCCGCCCTTGTTCCCCAGGCCAATGGCGATCCCGTAGGTGAAGGTGTCCAGGAGGTCATCCGCCTGGTCCTTCAGGCCGATGCGGAAGCCCATGACCTGGCTCATGAAGTGGTTGCGGGAGGCGCCCTTGAACATGGTCGTCTTGTTGTATGCGTGTTCGGTCAACTTCACCATACCCCGGTAGACGTAGCCGGACACGCTCATGGCGCGCTCGTCCTTGCCCAGGGAGGTCAGGACCGAGTCGATGGCGCTGGCGTGCCAGCCCCGCCGGCGGGCCTGCTGCAGGAGGATGGTCCCGGAGACCTTGTCCTCAATGAAGGCCCCCAGGCTGCCCGCGCGAGCCCGGGTCTGCTGGGCCAGCTCCTCCAGCCGCTGATAGACGGAGGGCAACCACTGCTCGAGGAGCGAGCCCTCTACCTGGGTGATGTCCCAGTCCAGAATGAAGAGCGGGTGACCCGGCACGTGCCGGTTGACGGCCCAGTAAGTCACCGCGGTGGCGTCGTGCTCGGAGCCGGTCTTGACCGCCGTGTCGATCGTGACGAAGACCGCGTCGCACAGGCTGGGAGCCGGGACCGGCTGGTTGTTGACCAGGAGGCTTTCACGGCTGAAGAAGGCGACGCCCGACCAGTCGACGAACTGGGCCAGGTATTCCTGCTGCCAGACCATCGGGTGGTTGTCCCGCTGCTCACGCGCGAGGTCCTCCACCGGGACGTAGGGGTTCGAGCTCGAAGGAGCATAGTGCTCCTTGAAGTTGAGCTTCGGGTCGTGGCAGATCTGGTAAAAGAAGTTCTCCGTCTTGAGCCCGTTGGGCGTGCTGAAGATCCAGGCCGAGGAGCCGGGACGCGTCAGCATGGTCGGGTTGATCGACTTCTTCCAGATGTCGGCGAACTGGCCATCCTTGGTGAAGGCGCCCTCGTCCACCAGGACCATGTCATACTCGCGACCGCGGCCGGCGAGCTCGTTGTCGGTGACCGTCCAGAAGTCCACCAGGCCATCGGTGATGGACCGAATGGTCCCCTCGGTCTTGTTGGCCCGCCGCTTGATCGGGTTGAGGATGCTGAGCAGCTCTTCGTAGGGCTCGGCGAGCTGCTTGTGCTCAGGCGTGAAGATGCCTACCTTCTTGCCCTTGATCACCCCGTTGGCCGACAGCGTGACCATCATCTTGGTCTTGCCGTAGCGTCGGCCGCAGCGGACGGCGTTCAAGCGGCTCCGCGCCCGCCAGATAGCTGCCTGGCCGGCGTGGAGGGTAGGCATCTTGACGATCAGCTCAGGCATCGGGCAGGTCCCCTAGGGGAGCAACCCCACGTTCGTGCTGATGGAGGTCAGGGCCGAGCTCAGGGAGCCCACGATCCCTTCCAGGCTGACCACCTGGGCTTGGATCTGAGCCTTGGTCACGGCGGGTGCCGCGGTGGTCTGGGAGACCACGTTGGAAGCTGCCGAGACCCCGGCCAGGTTCTCCTCGAAGACCTCGAACTGATAGACCGTGCTCGGCGTCAGGCCCGTCACCGTGAACTGGGTGGCGGGGTAGGGAACCGAGCCCACCTGGGTAAAGGCCCCGGTTGCCGTCTTGTCGTCGATCCAGATGTTCTGAGGCACCGAGCCCGAGGTCGGGTTGGTCCAGCCGAGCGTGACCGTGGTGTCCGTGAAGGAGATCACGTGGAGGCTGGTAGCCCCGTTCGGCGGACCCACGGGAGGAGTGGGCGCGGTCGGCGTGACGTTGTAGCCCGAGGGGTAGTAAGCCCCGAAGCTGGAGGGCAGAAGCTCCACGCCGCTCGAGGGGCTCAGGTCCAGGAGGTCCGGGGCGGGGAACGCGTCCGACCGGATGCCGTTGACCATGCCCTTCATGCTGGACAGCCCGGTCTGGTTGGCCAGGATGCTCATCTCCGCCAGCACAGCCGGGAAGGCCGCGGCCATCTGGTTCACGAAGGTGACGTTCGCCGGATCGATCGGGAAGGTCTGGATGGACATCGTGCCGTTGCCGGACACGTTGTAGTAGAAGCCGCCGAACCGCTGGAAGATGTCCCACAGGAACTTGCCAGCTCGGGTCGTGATGCTGGAGGGCATCGGCACGTTGGCCGGGATGCCGTAGGTCTGGCCCTGGGGGAGGGCGCCGTTGTTCGGGAAGCTGGTGTCAATGACCAGCAGGGGCCAGATCGGTCCCTGGCGGCTCATCTGGCTCGGGTCCAGCTCGACCTGGATCATGTGACCCAGCTGGAAGTTCGGGTCCAGGCGCGCGGCGGTCAGCTCCCAGTCCTGGAGGGCTCCGAAGCAGTTGCCCTGGCCCGGCTGCCCGGTTACCTGGTCCAGCCAGATCAGGCCCGCGCCGTCGTCGATCTCCATGTTGGAGCAGGTCACCGAGGAGCCCGAGGCCTGGATCACACCGTTGGGGAGGATCTGGGCGATGTTGAAGCTGATCAGCCGGTAAGGGTTGACCGTGTCGATGACGGCGAAGCCGTTGTCGGTCCCGGTCACCGGGAGCTCGGTGGTCGCGCCCACGGGGATGTGACACTGGACGGTCTTCCCGTTGCTCGCTGTGCAGGTGATCAGCGGGTCCGAGGCCGAGTTGCGATAGATGGGAGGGGCGAAGTCATTGCCCTGGTGGATGTGCCCCGAGCCCTGGCGCAGGATCGGGATTTGCGAGCTCGTGCGATCCCACACGGCGGTGGTCTGGAAGGGGAGGTTGTAAAACATCCCGTCCTGACCGAAGTTGTCAGTCCACTGGCGAGCCATCGTGCTATCTCCTGGAAGAGGGGAGGAAGGCGGGGCCGAAGCCCCAGCCCCTTAGAGGAGACCCACGTTGGTGTTGATCGACACCAGCAGCGCGTTGACCTGGGCGGTCAGCGTCTCGGCCTGGGCGATCTGGGCCTGGACCGAGGCCTTGGTCGGACCCGAGCCACCGGAGGCCTGAGTGGTAAAGGACACCACGTTGGACGCCGAGGTGGACAGGCCCGTGGAGTTCGAGCTGAAGACCTCGGCCTGATAGGCGGTGTTCGGCGACAGGCCGGTCAGGTTGAAGGTCGGGGTGATCGCCGCCGTCGTGCCCACCTGGGCGAAGACGCCCGTGCGGTTGTCCTCCACGACGTAGCTTCCCACCGCGCCGCCGCTGGTCGGTGCCGTCCAGCTCAGGGTGGCCCCGCTGGTGGTCACGTTGCTCACGGTCAGGCCCGTGGGGGCATTCGGCAGGGCCAGGCTGCCGCCCGAGGTCGTAACGCTGGCGGCCGGGGAGAAGGCGCCGCGGCCCGTGCTGTCTACGCCGCAGGCACGGAACTGGTAGGCCGTGGCGGAGGCCAAACCCGTGGCTGCGAAGGACGTGGTGCTGGAGGTCCCGAAGTCCGCCCAGGTCGTGCCGCCGTCCGTGGAGCGCTGCACCACGTAGCTGGTGGCGAGGATCGGCGCGGCCCAGGACAGGGCGACCGAGCTGGAGGTCACCGTGCCCGCCGTGACCGAGGCCACCTGGTTCGGCACGACGGCGGGCTTGGTGGTCGGACCCTGGTCATTCCAGATCCCGCCGGCCCAGGTATACCAGTGACCGCCGGTCGAGCCGTCCAGGGCCCAAGCCACGTTGCCCACGAGGGTCAAGGCGGCCGAGCCACCACCGCCCGCCACTGCGGTGCTACCTTCCATCACATCGCCCGCGGCGTTGATGGACCATACGTTGCCAGAGCCGTCAGTCAGGGTGCCGCCGGCGCCCGGGAGGAGAACGGTCATGTTGGTTCCTTGAGTAGGGGGAGGAGGCACGACTACGACGCCGGTGGCGGACTGGGCGAACAGCCAGGTCCAGAGGGGCGTGCCCAGACCACCGTCCACGTTCAGCTGACTGTAGACGTCCCAGGGCATCTGGGAGCTGGTCATCCGGACGTAGTAGAACTTGGAGGTGCCGGCTTTGATCGCCGCCACGCCGCCGGAGGCCAGGGTAGCCTCGCTCGGGTAGTTGGTGTTCCCGGTGTAGTGCAGCCACGCATCCATGTCGTAGATCTGTTCGTTGTTGTCGAACGGCGTGGAGATGGCCAGGTAGGGAACGTCGTGCATGGCGTCGAAGGCCGCGGTGTTGTCGCCGCTCCGGAACAGCTGGTCGGAGAACCCGATGCCGGCGGCCCAGATCTTGTGAGCACCGTTCAGCGCGTTGTTGTCCACGAGCCAGGCCAGCACCCCGATGGCGCCCAGGCTCGAGCCCCGGCCGTAGAAGCGGGAGGGGTCGGCCGACCAGGTGGCCAGGACGTGAGCTACCAGCGCATTGATGGCCTGCTCGTTGCCCCCGGTGTTGGTGCCGTCGGCGTAGCCACCGAAGTTGGCGTTGCCGTTGGCCCCGGAGGTGTCCAGGGACTGGTCGCAGTGGGGCACGACCACGATGGCGGGGAACTGGCGGCGGAACGACGGGGTGTTGTAGGTCCCGTTGATTTCGGTCTGGTTGACCAGGCCCGCGCCGTCGGAGGGGTAGGAGGAGCCGTTCATGCCCTCGTCGTTCTCGTGGCCGTGGAAGATCACGGGGTAGAGGAACGCGGGGTTGTATTGGGCGGGGAGCAGCACGTTATAGCGCATGAACCCGTTGGGCATCGCGGCCACGGTCAGGGACTGGTTGGTTAGCCAGGTCCCGGAGGTCACGGTGCCGGTCAAGGGGGCGACGATGGGCGTAGCCATATAGAGGGTGCTCCTTCAGCGGTTGGGTGTGATTACGTGCTGCAACCTGCCACGTATATAGACCCGGCCGGTAACGTCACCAACTGGTTCAGCTGCCGGCACCTGGTCGACCTGAGGCGGCGTGCTAGTATTCGTGGTGCGGTTCAGGTCAGGCACGGATGTTACGTGGTATGACTTCGGGTAGTCATTGAGCTCATTCTTCATCGGGGAGACCTCCCTCAACCTTGATGGTGATGCCCACGTCCGTGGACTTCTCCTCTCCCGGCTTCAGCTTCCACTTGCCGCCTTGGCGGTTGGAGAGCCAGAGCGCGGCGGCGTTGGTGTCGGGCGGGTAGTGCTCGGTGTAATTAACCACGACCGGAGAGGTCGCACCAGCTGGCATGAAGATCTTCACAGCGGGGTGGCTGTAGCCCTTGGCCCGATGCTTCAGGGCCTGGGCCACTTCGGCGTCAGCTTCGATCCGTCCTGCAACGCGTGCGGACCGAAATGAAGGATGGGCGACGTCCCACTTTTTAAAGGTAGAGACGTTCACGCCAATCACTGAGGCCATCTCTTCATCGGTCATAGTCAGCAATGCCAGGCGCTCAACCAACTCGTCATACTCTGGTTTGTAGACCGGAGGACGACCCAGTGCTTTCTTCGCTGCCTCAACGGGCAGAGGGTTGTTGGGCTTCTTGGCTGCGTTACGATTGTATGGAGGCTTGCCCAATGCGGCATTGCCCCGCTTCAAGCGAGCCATGGCACATCAATCCAGGATCTTGACGTCGGCGGAGGACAGCTCGGCCTCAATCGGACGGTTGAACATCATGATGATCACCTTTACACGCTTGAGATTTGACCAGGTGACCACGCCAATGTGGTTAGCGCCGAGTCCTGCCAAGACCCGAACGCGCTTTCCTACCGCTACATCAGCGTATGCTGTTGATTTGCCCAGCCGGGAGGGGAGGCGGAGCCGCAGATCATCCATGCTCCCAGGGCGGGGGAGCAAACCATCTCCTCGGGGAGGCAGGGGCTTAGGGACCGGCGAGCCCAGCAGCTCGATCACATGGGGCATGTCCAGCACCTGCTGCCAGCGATCACACATCAGATCGAAGCACAGGAACATGTAGCCACCTGGCAACCAAGGCTTGATGACTGGCGGCTTCCGCTTCTGCTTCTGGAGGAAGGTGAACACATGGTGCTCCATGCCCACCTGGTCCAAGACCCGGCGGAGGAGAACCTCTCCCTTGTGGTCATATTTCAACACGAACCATTCAGGCACGCGTCTGACTTGACTACTGGAGTCATTGACGAAGCGGATGGCGGGGAGGAAATCACTCTTCCAAGTGATCAGCTCGCCGGTGTCTACCCACTCCTGCGCCCTGGACCTCAACTCCGACCAACACAACTAGTGTTGCGGTATCTTCCAGGGTGGGTCATGGATAGCCCACGAATGTCCAGGTAGGTCACACTTAGGTCGAGCTCCTTAGGTCCAGCAGGCAGTAGGGCGAGGGATATAGGCTAAGTGGTTGGCGTTGTAAACCTATTTGTCCATCGGGCCCTACGGCGGGGCCATTTACACCCATTTGCACCGATTTGCAACCCACCCTGCAACCCGATTTGGCTGAAAAATCATATAGTTATCGATTTATTTGCACACTTGCACCCTTTTCTCTCCCTATACGCGAGGAAAGATAAGAGAATATAGGATTAGATATACGCCCGCGCGTAAAGGGTCGCAAAAGTCTGCAAGTGTGCAAATGGACCCCCTAACCCGTTGATCCGAAATGGCTTGCACACTTGCAGGGTAGTTCGTAAAACCGTGCAAATGGAGGGGGTTGCAACCCTGTAGCCGCCCCGGAGAGGAGGTCTAGCCCCTATAGCGCGGCCTCCACCCAGCGTAAACCTAAAAATGGAGTTTACTCCTCCGAGCCGTGGGTCTATAGACGGTCCCCTCGTTCGGAGGTCCCGCCTCTCCAGGTGGCCGATGCTCCTTCGCCCGCCCTAGTGTTGCCCCTCAGCAAGGTGATCGAGGCCGTGGACCCCGAACGAGGGCACTAACTCGCGGCTGAGCGCGGGGGGCTGAGACCGAGCTGAGGCGGTCGGGCGGAAGAATGCAACACTAGAGTTTGGAGACGTCTGCCTATGACGATTTGTCGCACGTGAGCGGGTCCACAGCTCGTGGCTTTTTGCCACCTGAGGACGTCGAAGCCCTGTATCTTGAGAAGCTGGCCTCCTCCGGGCTTACCCCCGAGAATGGCCAGGCTCTGGGTATGTCCTACCTAACCGGCGAGGAGACAAAGGCCGCGGGCCTCTGGCCCCAGGGCCTCCCTGCCCTAAAGATCCCCTACTTCGATCCCTGGACCGGGAAACCCCTGGCTCCTGGACCTGGCTGGCCAGGCTTCTGGCGAGCTCGGGCGCTTCGGCTCCCCGCGAACCCAGATAAGAAGTTCGCCAAGTATCTCCAGCCTCCGAAGACGGGGGTGTGCGCTTACTTCCCCCAGCCGGGGACGCTGGACTGGCCCGAACTCCTGGCTAACCCCCATCAGATGCTGCTGATCACTGAAGGAGAGCTCAAGGCAGCTAAGGCCTGTGCTGAGGTGTATCCGACCATCGGTCTCGGTGGCATCTTCAACTACCAGTCCAGCTACCCTAACACGACATTTCTTCCTGAGCTGGAAAAGATCACGTGGCCGCGCCGCTTGGTCTATATCATCTACGACTCGGATTTGATGTCCAATCCTCTCGTGTCCCTGGCTGCCTGGCGACTAACCTGCGAGCTGGCGGACCGGGGGGCGGTGCCCTACCTGGTAATGATCCCCTCAGACGGTGACAAGAAGACCGGGCTCGACGACTTCCTGCTAGCTAATGGCCGGCCCGGATTGGATCAGCTGTTAGGAAGCGGCCGACCGCTCTCGGTGGTTCAGTCGCTGTGGGAGCTGAACGAGCGCTACGCGGCCATGCTCGAGGGCGACCAGGAGGTGGTAGACACCAAGTCTGGATCACGGCTCAAGGCTACCCAGCTCAAGTATCGAACCACCAAGCGGGTCAGCGAGCGCCGCCTACTCAAGGACGGCTCTATCTCCTACGAGCCCATCTCCGCGGCGGTGCCTTGGCTGGATTGGCCCCTGAGGCGGGAGGTCCGCCGGCTGCTCTATGACCCGTCCCAGCCGGCCATGGCCTTGATCCCCAACGACTGGGAGGGCCACGATTTCAACACCTGGCCCGGCCTGGCCGTGGAGCCGAAGGCAGGTGACGTCCAGCCCTTCCTTACCCTGGTGGACCACCTCTTCACCGGCGCGGAGCCTTGGGTGAAGGAGTGGTTCTTTAGCTGGCTGGCCTACCCTCTCCAGCACCTGGGGACTAAGCTGCTGACCGCGGTGGTTCTTCATGGCCTGGTTCACGGCTCAGGAAAGACCCTGGTGGGCGAGACCATGCGTCGCATCTACGGGTCCACCTATACCAAGATCGGCCAGCGCGAGCTGACCCGAGACTTCAATGAGTGGGCGGCCTCCCGGTCCTTCATCCTCGGCGACGACATCACCGGCTGGGATAAGGCTGAGATCAGCGACTCGCTCAAGGTGATGATTACCCAGACAACCATGCGGATCAACCCCAAGGGCCTGACCCCCTACGAACTGGACGATCACATCAGCTGGCTGTTCACCTCCAACCGCTCTGGCGCTATCCAGATGGACAACGGTGCCCGGCGGTTCGTCGTCTGGGAGGTCCCCCAGCGCGCTGGCAAGC